GCCCAAGTACATGAAACATGGGACTAACATGCAATACACGCTACCACTAGACAAAGAAATCTTTTGTTATGGATGTGAGCAGGATAAACCTAGAAATGAGTTTAATAAGGATAGGCATAAGAAGTCTGGATTACAGTATAAGTGTAAGCTGTGTCAGAAAAAGTCTAGGCTTAAAGATATATTAAGGCAGGTAAATTATGTACATGTGTGATTTATGCGACACGTTAAAAGCTAGTGTGAAAAAGCAGCTAAACGACAAAGGCGAGTGTATATTCCAAATGTGTACCCGTTGTGGGAATGCAGTTGTTAAGCAGGCTGAAGTATTTGAGCGTGAGCAGAAACTAAAAATAGAGGCGGCGAGAAATGGATAAAGTCCAAATATTAATTATTGACGATAACCCTGATATAGCCAAAAGGATTTTAAAGCTTCTTCAGGCTGCTGAGATTGATTGCCAAGTGACAAGGGTTACACCTGATAGGGTGAATAAAACCGACACAGGCACAATGATAAGCTTAGATAGTTTTCCAGATATTTCCATGTTTAGAAAGCCAAGTTACTAGAATAAGAGGTGAGAGATGTATAAACCTGAATATTTCAAGGCCCATGAGGTCATCCCGCCAAAATCATATGCTAAATATGGTGAGTCGGGATTCTTCCTAATGGACGATAGGATTCTCAAGCTCTGTGATGCGCTTAGGGACGAGTTCGGGAGTGCTACGATAAACAACTATAGGTATAAGGGAGACCGATGCTGGAGCGGTTTAAGGACTTCAGACAGCCCATACTACTCGACACACTCACAGCATACCTTTGGTAGAGCAGTAGATATTATATTTAGTCAGGTATCTGCTGAAGAGGTTAGACAGCAGATTAAGAAATATCCAGGGCAATGGATGAAGGCTGCGGGGGTTAATTCTATTACCTTGGAAGACGGGGTTAGCTGGCTTCATATCGACATACGTAACGGGCCACTTGGGGTCAATTCCTTTAAGCCCTAAATGTATGATATAATTGCTGTATCTAGCCTTAGCGGGCGAAAAGGTAGTCACGGTAACTGCTCTGGTACAGCTTCTTAATTACCGAACCTTACCGGAGGTTTTATGATTACCCAAACAGAACTTAAAGAATTATTACACTACGACCCTGAAACGGGTGATTTTACTTGGCTAAAAAACAGAGGATCAAGAGCCAGAATTGGAGGCCGAGCAGGCAGTACAGAGTCAACAGGTTACATACAAATTTGCATAAAAAAGAAGCTCTATATGGCTCACAGGCTAGCTTGGTTTTATATACATGGTGAATGGCCTCCTGCGTTCATAGATCATATTGACGGGAATAGGTCAAGTAACATACTAAAGAATTTAAGATCCGTTACTAGGTGCGAAAATCAGCAAAATCAAAAGCTATACCGGACGAATAAATCTGGTATATCGGGTGTATTCTGGGTACAAAGGCTTCGTAAATGGCGAGTAAATATACAAAAAGACAAGAAGTATGACTATTTAGGAGCGTATGATAATATATTTGATGCTGCATGTGCTAAGTTTAGCGCTCAGCATCGGCTGGGGTTCCATAAAAATCACGGCAGAAGGTAATATCATGCAAGCAAATACAGAAAAAGGAGACACGCAATGCACCCATTATTTGCAATACTTAAACCACTAGCACTAAGAGCAATTACCCATAAATTAGTTAAAGAGACTAACGAAGTCGTTTTCGATAAGAAGAAAACAGGTGCTATGTCTAGCGTCTATATGGTTGTAATTACCGCAGGGCTTACTTATTTGAGTTCTAAGGGATATATCGACCCGGCTCTATACGAATTAGTGAAGACTATCCTAACCTCTCCAGAGGTCGCTGAGGCGGTCTCAGAAGCTATTTAGATTTCTTAACGTGTTTGGCTATTTTTTGGATAGAATCGTCCAAATTTTTCTTTAATATTTTCTCTGACTTCTCGAAATCGCTGATTTTCATTGACTTCTTAGTGATCCAATCAATGATCGTAGCCCTATAAAGTATGACTAAAAGGGCTGATATAAATATTATACCATCTGTTATTTCCATAACTTAGACAGCATCACAAATATTTACTGACCCAGGAGTTGGTAGTGCTTGCGGCAGACCGCCTTGAGTACCAAAGTTATTGGTACATGTAGCAGTAGCGTTATTTGTTGCATTCGCCGTAGCAACACCACCGACAAAGATTGGATTAGCAGCAAAACCAGGCTTCGCTATCGTTAGACTACCTGAATTTCCCTCACTATCTTTGTAAGCAATTGTGCTGTTTGATAGGTCAACATCCACTGCTATCTTATAGAATGTGGGTATCATGGCGACATTACTAGCAACTGTTGCACCTAAATCAAGAAGATCACCTGTTGAAGCGCCTGAATCATCTTTAAACTGTAATACTGCAATAACCGTAGTGCCCCCTACATTTGGATCGCCATCATAGAAGAAAATCCCACATGACTCCGCCTCGCCTATTGTAAATGCATCATAAAACTGTTCAAAATGCACAACACTGCTTGAACCTGAAAAGCTTACAGTAGATTTATTCTCATTCCTGGGGGCGACTGCATCAAAAGCCGTAGCGGTCACCGTATCGCCTAAATAGCTTAGGGTTTGAGTTCCTCTTAAGATAAAGTCAGTAAATACCACTGTAGGACAACCCCCAGCGGGAACGGTAGGTTTAACAACTCTGCTAACTACATTGGACATAATTTAACCTGCTGCAAATATTTTAATACCGGATTCTACGTTAACATTTCTCCATTGAGTACCGCCCGTTCCGAATTCTGCTCTTTGTTGTATAACAATTGCATCGCCTAAAACTACTGTTACATCGATGGTAGCCGCTACGAATACAGAGGTAGCCTCTGTAAAGTCAACACCTTCTTGGACTCCATTTTTAATGACTCTTACAATAGAATCCCCATTAGCTCCGGCTGGGTTTCTATGCTCAAACGCTATACGAAGCGTTCCATCAAGCAGTGCATTGAATCCTATTTGCTGGTCATTATCTAGACTTGAATAGCTTGCATCTATATCCGGGAAACTAGTTACTACAACATTGGTATTTGGGCTATCACCCCATAGTCTTTTTATAATGGTTGTGCTTGCACCTGTCGGCTCAATAATCTTATCTTCAGTTATTGTATTATCAGCTATTTTATCCCCCGTAACACTTAAGGCCACCAATTCATCTGTATCAACGGAATTGTTTGCCATTTTTTGAAGAATAATAGCGTCATCTGCTATATCAATAGTAGCTGTGATAGCGGGATTTAAAAGCTCTACTTTATCATTACCAGCATTATAAACTCCATCAACAACCTGACTCATAGCGCCCAAATCACCTATCGCTAAAGCAAACCCACCCCGAGCAACTATAGTTTTAGCGCCGAATCCAAAATCGACAGTAGGAGTAGTGGTGGTGTTCGGGCCTGCTGTATGTTTAAACCTAACTGGCTGAGTATCAATTAAAGCAGGTAAGGCTGGTGAAAATGTTACAATTATAGCGTCGGTAGTCCCTGTGGCATTTATAGCCATAGGATAGGATTGATTATTTTGCCCTAAAGTACCGAATTGATTGTTTAAAACAGCATCATCAACATCGAGAAATTTAAAGCCATTTATATCAGTATCGGCATCAATTTGTATTTGAACACTATTTACATTAAAAGGATTCAATAAAACCCATTTATTAAGTGCAGCGCTAAATTTTAACTCAAGGCTATTACCTGTTCCTGATGTATCACCAACAAGCAAAGTACTGGCGCCTAGTCTAGTGATTACCTTTGATGCTGTTGTGCCAAGCTGGAAAGTAGGAGTGGTAGTTGTATTCGCGCCATGATCGAGTTCAACAGTTATTTGCTGCTGATCGATTAAAACCGTAGTCCCTGGAGTGGTATCAGCTAAGATCACATCAGGAGCCGACGAAGGATTGACTAAAGCACCTTGCGCATAGTTTTTATTTGTAGTTGTTAGAACTTCGTTATCATCTCTTGCGAAGCTGCTAGTTATTTCTGGGCCTGCCATTATCGTTCTCCTGTTTGTTCTTGTTGTGCTACTGGTATAGCCAAAGCAGCCGTACCTGCTGTAAGACTCCTCTCTAACTGATCGGCCTCTCTTATAATCTGTCTAGGCTTTGACTTAATCGCCGCTCTACCTGCCGCATCAACATCAATAAAATCAACTAAATTTCCTAAAATAGGTAAATCTTTTAGAGTTTTCTCTAATTTAGCTACGGCTTGTGCTGATGGGCCTTTTCCTAAAGCTGTACCTCTAACTGGCTCTCTTAATTTAGCAAGTCTTACCATATCATCTAAAAACTTCAGTTCTTTGGGTTCAAATAAAACCTGTAGCTTAGGGCGTCCTATCCTATTAAGTTCTCGTTCTAAAGCGGCTCTGCTTAATGCTTTATTGCCTACTGCATCCTCCGCACCTGTAAAAACATTGTTCTTGATAGTTTGTAAGGTTTCTGCTCTCAAATCATTGAAAGCCTCGGGTGATTCTTGAGATATATAATTCTTAAGCTGGTTCAAATCCGATGCGCGCCATTTCTTACTTCTGACAACATCATCAACAAAGTTATCCGGGTTTATCTTATCCTCTAAAATATCTCTGACTAAGTTAGCTTTACGTTTATCAAACTTTGAAACACCAGCCCTGGAAAGCCCTTGCTCAAAATCAGCTTTTGCTTTTCTTGCTTGCTTGAAAATATCATCACCCTCCGATCTGAAGACATCGTTATCAAGAGCTTCTTTTAACTGTCTAATAACAATATTTCTGAAAGGTTGTTGAGGATCGAAAAGACTGTTCATAAACTTCCTAGCCTCTTCGGCCGCTTGCACATCAATTTGTTCGGCTACTTTTAGATTTTCGTCTAACATACCTCTGGATTGTAAGTCACCCGCAACGGCCTTAACAGCGCCTCCAGTGGCTTGATTAGAAGGGGCTTTTGATTTTAAGGTGCTAGCCAAGGTTTCAAATCTTATGTTTTTAGCATCACCAGCTAAGTTTCTCGTTTGCTTATAAAGGTCACTTATTCTCGCGTCTAAAACAGAAGCCTTATTAACCACAGCGTCAACAGTTGTCGATGTCGGAGTACTTGCCTCTCCCAAAGTGTCAATAATTGCATTATCAAAACGAGAACTTAATATAGCCTCTTGCTGTTCTAGTGCCTCTCTGACTCTAGTTGATGTTTTCGCAGCCTCTTGTTGTGCCTGGAACTCACTAGCACCCCTGGTAATTTGTGCTTGGGTTGGTTCTATGCCCTGACTTTGTATAAATGCTGCTCTGGTTGCCTCTTCTGGCGATACTGGCGCTGTCTTTTGTAATGTTACAGCCGCTTCGTTAGTCAATTCATCAAGAGTTAAACCGCTATCATCCAAAGCCGTTTGAAGCTCGGGGGTTGCCTGTCCGTCTGGAGTTACTAATGCTCCTTTGGGCGGCTTTCCTGTTAGTTTGCGAAATATCCCACTGATAACGCGACCAGCAACAGGGGAAATAGTCTCGATACCAGCAGCCAAAGTGCCACCAATACCCGCTCCTGCCAAGGGATCTTGACCTGTACCTTCTGCAATAAGTCCACCTTCTGCCGCTCCTATGGCGCCTTGCGCCGCTATTCTTGCTGCTTGAGTTGCCCCGACACCTAAACCACCTTTTACTGCTAAGGCTGGAACCGCTAACTCTGCCCCTAATACCGCTGGTACAAATGGGGCTGCTTGACCTACTACTTCCCCGACAAATGTGCTAACAGGGCGTTCCTGTTCTAAAGTCTGGAAAGCTTCTCTTGCTGATTCGGTCTCAGGATCAACTAAGCCAACACCGCGAGCAATATCGGTGAAACCTTTACCCAAGCCGATTAATAAAGCTTGAGCTGACCCAATATCCTCGGCAGGCGGGCGCGGCGCAAAAGCTGATTCACGGGAAGGATCAGCAAATAAATCTCTACCTTGTGGTGTATCTGCAAATAAGTTTCTACCTGCCATTATTGGCCACCTAATCTCTGTAGAACCTGTTCACGAGTCAGGTTATTAGATCGCATAGTTTCCACTATATCCTCTTCTGTCACGCCTGGAGGCAATTGTGGGCCTCTAGCTGCTTCCTGTTCCGTCAATAATTGAGCTCTTGTTTTACCTGAAGCGAATTCCTTCGCGGCATTAGCTAAAGCTCGTCTAGCTTTCTGTTGTGCGTCACGCTTTCTAACTAAGAAGTCTTTTAATTCATCTTCATTTAACCCAGTAGGAATGGCAGTGTCTAAGGCAAAATTCAACTCACTTTCAGATAATGCGCCAAATGTAGCAGCACTAACAATATCTAAGCCTAAACTATTTCTAATATTATCCAATTCAACACTAGCCGCTGCGATACTAGGCAAGAATCTTTGCACCGCACCAGTTCTCGCGCCTCGGTCTAGAGCAGAAATAGCTCTGTTGATATTCTTGATGTTTTTATCAACTTTACGAACAGCAATAGCAGCATCTTCACCGGCTTTTACCGATGCTCTAACTTCAGCCTCTTGTCTCTTCCTGACTTTTTCCGCTTCAGTTTCCGCTGTTCTTTTCTCTTGGATAGACTCACCTGTTCTGCTAATTGCTGTTAGCTTACCTGAAGGCTCCAAACCTCGACCCGTTGCATCTGTTAACACGTTCTTAGTTGTTTGAGTATTAGGATCAGTGAAAGTTGACTGCGTAAATATATTTCCTTTTTCATCCCTAAAGTTAAAATCACCTTCTGTACCGCGTACTAACGCTTGCCTTTGAGTGGCACCTGGAGCACCCTCTAATACACCGGCCTGCTGTGCTACTTGGACAGCATTTTGTAAAACCTGCTGTCTTTCGGCAAAAGGAGTATCCAGAGCCTGAAACGTATCTGTAGGGTCACCACCACGGGCCGCGATTTCATTAGCCCGGTTAACTAGGAATTGATTCTGCCCAGCCTCGTCTTGAATACCTAAAGCCTCAAGCGCACCGATACCGATAGATCGTAGATTACTACCTTCCAGAAATCGTTCTTGTTCAGCTAATTGGCCGCGTTGTCCAACTAAACCGCCTCTAGCCTGCACAAATTGCTGTAATATTCCATTTGCCATAATTATACCGCCGGTCTATCGAATAAACCTTGTAGTTGTAACGCGCCCGTTGTTGCTATTCCGCTTATACCTTGTTGTATTTGGCCTGCGCTTGATAGCCTTGCATTTGCTAACGAAGTAGCCGCGCCACTAATACCTCTAGCTTCTGCTGCACCTCCACCCACGATTGCACGGCCTGCACCACGTATACCACCGGCCTCTGCACCTGCCGCACCAAGTAAAGCACTGCCGGCACCTGAAACACCACCAGCTTCTGCGCCTGTCGCTCTAGCGATTAATTCAGCTATATTGCCTGTAGCACCAAAGCCTTGTTGTCTAATGCTTCTTAAATTCTGTAATTGCTGGCTAAGGCTCTGAGTCGCAACACCTTGGCCGAACTCAGTTAAAGCTCTTAATCGTTCACCACCACCCAAACCACCACCGGCTGCAAAACCTTGGCCTATCTGTTGTCGTCCGCGTTGTTCAATGAAACGGGTAAAAGGGCTCTCTACCTGCGCGTCTATAGCACGTTGTTGAGCTTCTGGGCCTAATGCACCACTTAATGCAGCCTCTTGTTGTGCCGCCTCTGCACCGCCTACGGCAAAAGGTTCAAACCTTCCCGCCGCTTCTCTAAATCCACCCGCTCGGATGCCCGCTGTTTCTCTCTCAACGTCTGCAAACTGTCTAAATGCTCCAGCCTCAAGTTGACCGGCTTCTCTTTCAAGACCCGCCTGTTCTCTAAAAGCTTCGCGCTCAAGTCTACCGGCACGTCTCTGACCTCTTGCCGCTGTTTCGCCTGCTCTACGTGACTCTCTAGCACCAAAAGCACTGGAAACTATTGACCCGCCGACTAATGCTGCTGCTGTAGGCATGATCTAGCCTCCTCTTTCGTAATACCTAATCTATGTTGATCCATATATTCGCCATTCTTTAAAATACTTTGTCGGTTAATACCTTCGTCTTTCAAACCGTTGTTTAAGCTGAAATGGTATACATCGGGATAACACACCGGAATCTCAGCGACTAACTTGTTTATTCTATCACTCATTTCATAGGCAAAGTAAGCGATTACTAACCTGCCAGCCTCTTTAGCATACTGCTTTCTAAAAGGTTCTAAAATATGTGCATGTAGCTGGACAGTTGTATGATTCATATCATGGATAAAAAATAAGCCTATTAATTCGTCTGTATAAACGCCTAGCCATAAAAGCTCGTCAGTTTCCGGGACGTTAAAGTTTTCCAATTCGTTGTCATCTTCTCTTATTCTGTCCCACATCTCAGGATCGGTTAGAACTTGTCTAATCACTTCAATATCTTGGATGCGCTCTAATTTCATTTAGCCACCCATCCGTCAGCCGTTCCGTCACCTAACTCATTGACGTACAAGGTAGTTCCTACTCCGCCGTCCTGTCTTATAACTATCATTTTTCGACTAGTGACCAAGGAGCCTATAGGATCACCGTCAATAACTTGGAAGAAGTTTGAGCGCTCAAAGAGATCTTCTAATTTTTCTGCGAAATCATCGTCTATTAATCCTTTATTGGTAATTAATTGCTCACGCTTAGGTGGGAATAAATCACTCATGCCGCCGCCTGCAATGTAATATCCATACGTAAAAAGACTATTTTCACAGAGCTTGAAGTCTTAAACTTATATAACCTGTCGTAATCTATACGGCCTTGCTGCTCCCATATCTGTCGAATAGTAAAATCACCTTGTACGCCTAATCTCCGCGTTCCGATTGATTGGAAAGTATTACCGCCATCATCAGAGATAAATGCCTCAACAATAGGATCTTGCTGGTCGTTAGGAGGGGAAGTAGGCTGAGAACCAACACCGGACTGGGTCTTTAATTCCATCGTGTCACCAAAGAAGGTCTGTCCTTCATTGATTAAAAATGGGCCTGCGAATTCTCTATCAATGTCCTCACCATATTCGCTCAGGATATTTCTATCCATAATCCCAATACGACCTATTTCATTATCGGTAACGATCTTACGGTTGAAGCCGTCAATAATGTCATTAACTCGCCATTGTGTACCATTCGACTGTCTTTCATGCCAAATATGGGTTTGTTGTAGCCTTGAAGCAGTAGCATCGTAGACAAAAGTGGTAGTCGGGAAGGTGAAGCAGACAAATAACCCACCATCCTCTTCATAACTCATAGCAAACACGCTCTCAAGCTCTTCCTGGGTGAAAGTCTGGATAACTGAGTCAATGGCATCGGTTGAGATACGCCCTCTGGAGGCCTCTAGGATCGCTGCACCGCCGTTTTCTTGTCGTCCTAAATAAAAGAATGAATCGTCAAACTCTATAAAACTATTGCGTGCTATTAATCCTCGGTCAAAAGTTGCTCCGGAAACAGGCGCAAATAAGAATCCAGTGGTGCTTGCTCTAAATGGCTGGATAGTGTTAGTGCCAAATATTAAAAGCTCATTATCAACAACCCCAGCTCTTACGTTGTCATCGGGCTTAACTTCAGCCGTAGCAAAGCTTAGACCGTCGAAGTCTTTTCCTTTGTTGTCAGTTGACAATGACCCAACGAAGAACTCTTTGGCCGTGGTGTAAATAAAAACACCATTTAAAGAGACTACAGAAGTCACTCCTCCGGGCTGCGCTTGATTTGACTGAAACACTGGATCTGTTATTTCGGTCAAACCAACATCAGGGTCGAAGAAGTAACCTTTCCCGCCAGGGACAATAATAGCGATAACAAAGCCATTTACCGCCATAATAACGCGGTCAGTGCCTTCAATCGTGCCCAAATCAACAGGATTCGCTACTAAATTAGTCATTTGAAACAGTTTAGTCCCGGCAACAATATAAACGTCTGGAATCAAGGCCCTAACAGAGAAATCATCGTTTCTTAGAAACTTAATAGAACCACGTCCTATACCATCAACCGTAAACAAATCTTCAGTCCCAGGTGTAAAGAGTAAGGCGCCTTGACTAACAGATCCCTTATTTTGAGGGTTAACAGGGTAATGATTCACGCAATTCTGTGCCGAGAACGGCAATACCGAACTCTGATAAAACCCTGCATCTATTGCGATATTCGTCATTAGATTAGAAACCAGTTAGATCCGTCTGAAATGATTGTCACGAACGGTCTAGCCGCTGTTTGTAGGATAGTATTGACTTGTCCGTCGATTAAATCACCTAGAGCCGGGTCAATCGTCACCGTATTAACTACGCTTGTATCTATCTTTTTAATAGTGAATCTCTGCCCTTTATCGGTAGGGATATCAAAGGCGCTGCTGGCTAGAGGTAAATCAACTACTAGGTCTCCACCTGTTGCATCCATTAAAATAACATCATCCGTCAAAACTAAGGAATGATTGACTACAAATGTCACAATCTTTCTAGTACTTGCAATGGTTGGAGGTAATGTACCGGAGGTTATAAACCCAGCGTCAATTAATAATTCGGTGATATCGGTAACAAAATTAGCCTTAGTCATTGTTCTACTTGCAGCGTCTTTAATGACACGCAATAGATCGTTATTGCCCAGTGTTGTTACTTTTGTAAAATTGTCTTCTTTAGCCATTGCTGTCTCCAATTGCTGACAGGTTTCCGCCTGGACAGCTTGTATTGTCTTGTATTACTTGACCTTCGTCATCTAGCATAAAATCATTATTCCCAGACTTAATATCACCGCAATCTCTATCAGGGAAAAACCGAGATGAACGTGAACTATCGTAATTACCAGAACCTCTGGGTAGAGTGTTAGGCATAGCTGAAGGTCGCTGAATCCTCACCATCCTCATTACTGCGCGCATGGCTCTGTCTGCTCTTTCAACCAACAAAGCGCTTATAGCTCGCCCAAACTCATCAGCCAGCCTTAAAGCTAACTGGGTCTTAATCATCTCTTGTGCCCAATCTGGTACGTCTGTTTCATCTTCTTTAACAGTGACAATAGTGGCGCCGAAAGTTATCCCATCTATTTGAAGCTGGACAATAAGATCGTTATAAGTATCAATGCCTATTTCCATCTCATCATCTTCGACAGGAATATTAGCTTTCTTGATTTTTCCGATCGAGTAACCGCGTGTAACAAAGAATCCTACTGTTTGACTCATTTTCTAACCTTTATTCTTAAAAAATTGCACCTGTCTCTCTCGCTTCTGAGCCGCTGCTCTAGTCGGAAAAGTGCCTAAATTCTTACGCTTGCCGTCCTTTCCCTTGGACTTGCTTTCGAGTCTAAATTTACCGCTAGGTAGCTTTCTAATCATTATTTATCCTAAAGCAAAGGTTTGTTCACTGATTACGATTGTTTTCCCGCCACTAGTTGTGCATCTAGTTTCGATAGTAAAAACAGCAGGAAGAGAATCTATAGTTACAAAGGTTCCTAGTGTTATTGTATCGGGAGTTCCGGCAGTAAATTCCTTAGATCGAGGGATACCTATTTCAATACTGTCTTGGAGGATTCTAAATTCAAAGGTGTCTGCTTGACCTGCTTGTACTTTATCTGCCGTTATTCTCCAAACCAAACCAATGATCTGCATGGTCTCAGGCCCAGTATAAGTCAGGCCCATTGTGTCAACAGTTACGTTGAATTCTTGCCCTGAAGCCGTCAAACTACCTGCTGGTACTACGTAGGCATTTTGGGTAGAAGTATCAGTAGCAACGGCATTTCCCGATTGAGTGCCGGCGCCTACACCACAAAGCTCTCTAACGATACACCAGCCATCACTATTAGTGCCAACACCCTTATTTATATATATATTGGAATTTGCAGGATCAGAGTCTTGACGGATTACAACCGCACCCGCAATAGCTGAAATGTTCCCGGCCGGATCTCGATCCGTTACAAATATCCCGGAAGTGCCGCCGTTAGTTCCTGTGTTTTCAAGTATAATGACGGCGTTACCATCATTGGTAGCATTAGTGGATTTAACAGTTTCGTTTGTACTATCCCAAGTCACACCAGTACCAGCAAAACCAGTCCCGCTCTTAACCTGCATCTCAGTATCATTGCCACCTGGGGCTTGGGCCGTTAATCGAGTCTCTGCATCAGTTGCATTATCGTTTACTTTTCCGAAGGCAGTTCTTGCCGGATCACCGTCACCTGCATTAGGGGCTGAGCCTAAATTAACTTGTACCTGTGCCATTTATTGCGCTCCATCAGCAGTAGGGCCTGTTTGATCTGCTGTAATATTTGTAGTATCAGCTCTCCAAACGGGATTTGTAGGGCCTCCCATGAAAAGAACTGTGCTAATAATTGTCTTTTTAATAAGATCAGACATTAGCGACCATGATCAAACTGCTCAGCTAAAATATCAGGAGTAGCCGATCCAGCAACATCGAGCGCATATTTCATACCAATACCGCCATCTAAAACAACCTGGAAATTGGAGGTAAAAGTTACAATTGTTTCTGTTTCGTCTTTAAAGCCAATAAAAAGACCGCGCTTGTTTAGATAACCTGGAGTTAAAGTTCCCCCGCCAAAGCTACCGGAAACAGCTAATGTGCTTGCGTTGCCATTACCAGGCTTAAGCTTGTAGGTATCATCTGCGCTTATTGTTTGGTTTTGTAGTTCTACAATAGCCATGTTCGGCTCCTTAAAAAGTTAAAGAAAGAGGGCCGAAGCCCTCAATCAGGGGAGGTTTAAGGATTACCGTATAGCTTGCCCATCATGAACGGGTTGAATACACAGAAACTCGGTAAGATATCGAATCTAACCATCTGAGTATTAGCATCACCATCTGCGTACTTATGTACACGAATGCTGAAACCTTCATGATTAACCACTGCGCTGTCAATTGAATGCAATTTAGGCAATTCAATAGTACCCATTCCAAAAGCCATCTTGTTATAGAACATTGAAGGCTTATAAACAGTGTCAGCAGTACCTAATACAGTTACAACGTCAGTAGCAATAACTGCTCTACTAACTGTGTTGTACTGGGGGTTAGATACATCAAAGATAGGGGCACCTGAGATAGTTACAGTTAACTCACCGGAACCATTAGCAGTACCACCACTTGTTACCGATCCTGTGAACGGGATAGGGCTAGCATTTTTAGACAGCTCTTTCTTATTTTGTTGGTTCAATAAGAATGTGATGTCAAACTGAAGTACATCGCCAGGGTTAATTGTACCTGTGGTAGCAGTTAAACCAGTTAGGTCAACAGTTAACTCATAGGTATCTTTAAGCGCTGAGTAAGTCACTGTAGGTGTAGTGTCTACTGTAACGCCAGCAACACCAGCTTGAGTACCGGAAGTATAATTACTTAATCCGTTGCTCATTATGGCTTTAAGACCGCCGAAAGGCATAGAAATCTGCGCCTCTTCCCAAGCCTTATTTACCAAGCTATCACTACCGCTTGACAATTGGCCTTGAGCGTCTGCTAAGTTCTGAGTGCTGAATGGATCAAGAGCCGCGAAGTTCTCACCTTTAACGCCTAAAGCGTTTAGAAGAGTACCGCCGCCTGCAACATCAGACCATTTTGTAATAGCTGTATCGGGGTCACCTGAAATCAAAGCAGCCGCTTCAATCATACGATCTGAAATCTCAGTCTCTATAGTCGTAACCATCTGGTCACGGACAGGCTGAAGGATTTCGTCAAGCTGATTCAGCTCTAAAGCTTCTTCAAACTGCTCATATTCAACACGTACAGTGATGTAGTCAGAAACAATACCTGTAGCAGTAGCTGAAGTAAATTGATTAGCTGTTGAGCCGGTTACATCACCTCTTGAGGTTCGTTCTGATACGTACTGATGGGGTCGTTTAAACTGGACTGTAGAGCCAGTATCTTTATTAATCTTACCTTGTAGTAATTGACGGTCAATAGACTTCGCAAGTACAAGGTCAGACATGAAGCCCGGAAGGAATTGCTTCAGGACAATGGTGGAAAAGTTCTTATCTAATGTGTTAGCCATTTTGGGTCACCTTATTATTTAAATTCGGCTCCCGGACAAAGTTTGTCAAAATCATCTTGCTCTTGCATCCCGCCACCTTTGATATTCAATAAGGGATTGGGCGCACCTGAAACCGTTGGTTTATTTGACACAGCTTGGGCGCGTACAACTCTTTCGATATGAGAGATTTGACCTGTAGTAGATAACTCGACCATTGCTTCTAACTCTTTCGGGTTATTGGCTAGAAAGTCCGCGATTTGTGGGCCTTCTGGGTCATCAAAGATGAAGTCTTGAACATCATTGGAAACACCTACGTTAGCTAATACATTTGCGCTAACTATCATGTCTTCCTCTGAGAGTCCTATTGCTTCTCCTTTCTTAATATGTGCATCTGCTTTCTGGTTAAACTTCTCTGTTTCTACATTGAGTTGTTCTTGCTTTCGCTCTGCCGCTATTTCTTGTCTTAATTCGACTTTAGCTCTTTCAACTGCGGCGTTTTGGCCTTTAGTTATAGTATGAGCGTTAAAAACATCATTCTGCCTTTTAAACTCATCAGGGTTATCAAGTTCAAGGTCAGCATTCGGGGCTTTAGGTGCTGATAATTCAGCAATTCTTGCCTCTAGTTCTGCATTCTTACTTGCGCTAACCTCTAAGTCTTTATCCTTATTGGCTAAGGCAGTATCTCTCGATTTAATATCGCCTGTTAACTTGCTAAAACGCTTATCAAGTGCATAAGCCTTCTTTTGTTCTGGACTAGCATTAGCTTTGTCCGTTGATGGTTGTGATTCATCTTGGCTTGTATCCTGCAAACCATCGTTCGCAAATACAGGCACTTCCACTGTATCGTTCATATGTCTACCTTAAATGGCTATTTAAAGTCCCAGTTCCGCTGGTTCGTTCCCTAGAGTGCGCTAGGTTCGCTTATATCACTGGAGTTAGTTGGTAAGTCTTTACTAACCTGATTTTGTGATTGTAATACAAGTCTGGCCTGATTGTCTACCGTTCCTATAGTTGGAGGCCCTGAAATTCCTTTTGTCCATGCTTCTGTTAAGTCTCCCAGCGCTTTAATCTGTGTCTCGAAGTCTTTGCGCTGTTGTTCTTGTCGTTTGAGGTCTAACTCTTCTTGTTTGATAAAGAAATCTTGTTGCTGTTTCTCTAAATCTTGCTGCATTTTGGCAATGTCTAGCTCTGTCTGTGTTTCTCTATCTTGGATTTGGCTCGCCGCATCAGCTACTACCGCTTCTGTTACTGGGTCTGTCTGTTGACCTGCTGCTTCCTGTTCTGCCTGTAATCGTTGAATCTCTTCTTCAACCTCTTTCTTTTCTTCATCTGTCCATTGAGACTCAGGGATTTGGCCTTCATCAAATAACCGCTTTCTTAGCCTCTCTCTTACCATTTCCATTCCTGGAGCTTGGATATTACCAACAAATATGTCGGCACTTTGTTCCAATGACCCCGGTAAGACTTCAGCTAATCTTAATTGAGCGTTTATAGCTTCCTGCTGGCGGTTCTTAAAGGCTGCACCAACTGAGCATGTAATGTCAAAGTCCCCAATAGAAAAGTCGTTAAGCGTTTCTAGCTTCCCTGTTTCTTCGTTTCTTATAGTTTTATTGATTGTTACGATATCGGCTGTGCCGTCTTCCTCTAAGATCCTTATCTGTCTGTCACGGGTATCATAAACAACCGGAATGGCGCCCATTAAGACCTGGCAAGTGTATTGGATGCCCACCATTAAAGAATTATGGTACTTGATATTACTTGTATTGCCTTTGTTCTCAGCCCTTTCCAGTGCAACACCACTAACCAAAGTTCTTTGGGGGTCGGTATGTTGGTTGGTTGAGGTTTGTATCATCTGCTGCATCGAGGCCGATGTTTCAGATAATGACTGATTGACTTGTGGGCCAGGGGTTGGGAAAGGAGGTGCTGGGTTATCTTTGTCAAAAGTATAAAGTTGTATAGGGGTAGCGCTGACGTTCATTTGCTCTAGCTCAGTCTCATGACCTGCCGATTGAGTCTCTGTCATCCATATCTTAGCCCGTGGTGATATTGCTCCCTCTTCAATCTTCCTGGACTCTGCATAGTTTAGAACCATTTGAGCATCCATTAACTTCAGCGTCATTCCTTCGTAACTTACCTGATTGTCTATTACATCAAAGTCGCCATAAACAACGCAGACAGGTAACAAATCAAAAGGAGTATCCTTCTCGTCTGTTAACCAGCTACCGGCATCAAACCATCTTGACTTAACCTCAAAACTCTCACGTTTAACAGGATCTCTAACAGGGGTAATGCCTTGGTCTGCCATCTCATCCATTAGACCTTTCAGCTTGTCGTTGTTCTCATGTATAGACCCGTCACTAAACTCAATAACTTCCTTAACTATCTCTTTCTTATACAGAAATTCACCAACCACAATCACTTCGCGCTGATCATTTATCCGATTACCGCCAAGGGGATTGGTGTTATTTTCTGAAAGGCTTTGCTTCTTACCTTTAGGAAACTTCTCTTCGTAGACTGAAGGGCTTAATGCTCGTAGGTCAAAGACCCATCTGGCATCAGACCTATCCTCTTCAACAGAGTTAGAGTCAAACCATATTCGATTAATTGCATTGTCTATTTTCTGTATCTTGAGGACTTGTTTAGATGACTTCTGTGACTCAAATTCAGAGAAAACGCGCCATCCATCCATGCCTATTTTAAGCATCTTCTTACCGGCTCTCTGATAAATCCTTGAGGCATTGGAGGATACTTGAATATTGCGAACAAGGCCGTTTAAAGTCTTAGCTGTCTCCTTGCTAGCTCCTGAGCCTAATGCGTCTACCTTAGCTTGGAATTCATTTTGTTCTATCTCACCGGCCGTCTGGTCGATTTGGTGGGATATCATGTCGAAAGTATAACGGGGTCTCTCGCCAAACTTCTTTACAATGTCATCTTCCCACATTGCGTCAGGGGCAGCACTAAGGAATCGCTGTTGCAAGCGGCTTAAATCTCTTACGTCCTTCTCGTCTGCCTGATCTGTCTCAAGCTGTCGAACTACAACGTCATGGTCTTGGAAGTCTATAGTCATACAACAAAGTTCATTTTGCGGGCTTTAGGTCGAATAGGTTCAGCGAAGGTGAGAACCAGAGCGTCACCATCATCAGGAGAAAATCCGAATTCTTTCTTAATCTTTTCTTTAGTTTCCAAGATTATCCTATCGTGTGAATCTCTATGGTAAGGAGAAGCGCATAAATCAGCTTGTAATTCGTCATCATCGGGTATATCTACCTCAAGATTTTCATCACTGAGCCAAAGATTTGCTTCTCCCCACATTTCTCCGCGCTTGTTCTTATATTTTGTGTCATTCAAGGGAGAAGAACCAAAATAAATCGCCTTAACTCTATCTGAATAACCCAGTTCATGCAACCTATCAACGATTTCAGCACCTCCACCCGCATCAATAAACATCATGTCGGGAACTTTTCCAGCTATAGGGCATACCTCGTCCAGGGTTTGTTTGCACTTACTAACAGCTTTTCCAAGTGTATCAACTTGGTCACCTGTCCAGTTTTTCTTATCATAAGCTTTGCGACCGCATCTCTTAATCATAGAGAACCTATCACCACCTCTGGATGGGTCTACACCGACAATAAGCGGGCCGCCAGGATTAACATTAGCCTTCCTTGCTTTAACGACAACATCGAACTTTATCAGTCCATCTCCTCCGGATGTTTGAAACGCTTCCGCTGCATTCATTGGGTATTCTTGCCTAAATGACTTTATTCCATCTGTACCATCTGCTGACAATTCAACAATCTTATGTCTCATCCAGTATATCTGTTCGTCATCTAACTCATATTGGTTAGTAAGTAAATCCTCCTCATCCGTTTTAATAAAGTCCGCAGGTAGCGTCTTCCTGTATTCATCCTGCCAAAACCAGGGAACAAATATAGCGATAAATTCACTCACCCCAGATTCGGCTAGCTTCCATTGTTGATGGAAGAAGTTATTCAACCCGTTAGCTGTTGATTCGTATATAATTTCTGTACCGGGTGCGTCTGGAACAGTTTGCAGGATGCCTTTCGCGTGCTCGGCAGCGTTAGGCCAGAAAGCCACTTCAGAGCCGTGGAAAAATTGATTAGTTTGTGAGCGCCCGACTGATTTATTCCCGGCTGTTCCAACCTTAAATCCTGAATCCAGCTTAGAGAAATTAAGCTCTTTCGCGTTACTTTTACCAAGTGTGGGGCGTATTTGTTCCGGTAAATTATCGTAATACCGCTTACTCATTGAAAAAAGTGTTCTGGTGGCTTCCTCCTCATGCGTCAGGATATAAGCCCCTACAGATTCTTGGTGGATTGTTTTCCAGATATAGCGCCCTTCAGCATAGGTAGAAATCCCTTGCTGCCTGCCTTTCAGGACAATTGCCCGAACCATGCCAGATTCGGCTAGCTGTTCTTCTATACGTTCATGGACGTATTGTTGGGCTCGATTGAGGTGTAACGGCTGGTTTCCTTTAGATTTTGTTTTAACAGTCAGACAATTTCTGGCAAAGAAGGGAAAGTCGTCTTTTAGCCGTTGTCTTTGTTCTAGTTCTGTGGGTTCTACTTGAGCTGCTTGAGCCATTGTTCGGAGTTAACCAAAGTAAGATTGGATTCTGCTGGCGCGTGGTTGCCTAACATCTTATTTATTTCGTTATAAACACCCTTCCTTGCGTTAATATCTATCTTGCCATCATCGTTTTCATGCTTAGCTAGTTCTACTAAACCATCAAGCACCCAATCAAAGTCCACTGAGGCCCTCTCCTTTAGCTCTAGCTTGAGTTCTGCGTAGGCTTCCTTCATGCAAGGCTTTGCAAGGAGTTGGCTTGAGGAGTCTCTAGCGGCGTCGTATGAGCTTTCAGGGTAGGCGTCCATATAAGCCCTGGTTTGGTTAAGGCCTTTCACTACCATGTTGGTTAATACTTTCTGGTGTGATGCGCTTAAGGTATCGAATATTTCTCTTGATGTTTCACGTGTCGATTCATTCATATTAGGACAATAACTCTTTAATCAAAGCGTCATAGGCCATTTTCATTATACGCCGGTTTCTCATATCGACTAAGTGCCATTCTTTTCTTGCATGGCAATATCTATAGCGTGGCTTATCAGTCATTACTTACGCTTAGTCCCTTTCTTTTTGCCTTTCTTGGTAGCTCTCTTTTTCTTCTCTTTTGGGGTATGTCCTGGCACTGTTGGCTCTCCTAGTTAGTGAACGCTTACCTTCTTAATAGAATTCTCAACCTTTTGCACGAAGTTTCTGCATTTTTCCTGGTAAATCCTTTGCTCCTCTTCGTCTATGAACTCTTCCTGGCACGTATTACAAATGAAAACATTTAGGTTAACGGCCAGTTTAACACCTTTAAACTTATACTTCTCCTTTCTTAGCTGTGCTTCTAGTTCTGTTTGGCAGTTTGGACATTCCATTTTTCTTACCTGATTTCTTATCTTCATACACCTTGAGCTTTTTCTTGTAGACTTTCAGTATCTTAGCCTTATCTTCCTCTTTTACCCAGGGGTGATTCTTTAGCCAGTATTTGAATTTATCATAGTCTACCATTTACTCATTCTACAGTATTATGGGCTTGAATTCTTGCCCTATACCCGTTAATCAATACCCAAAAATATAGAACCTTCCCCTGGTTCTTCAGTTAACCAAGCGTAATATCCAATGTTCGATTCTTTTCTTGAAATCCACCCAATAGAAACCTCTTGCTTAAGCTGGTCTTCTGTTCCATCTGGCGCTACAAATTCAAGAGCTGACTTAAGCTGCTTTGCTGTTAATGTTATTTGATCACTCACGGCTTATTCTCCTGCGCTAAATCTTAACAATGCGAATCCCAAAGGGAAGTTTAATATATTTACCATTCAGCACATCATTAAGCTTTTCTTGTACTTCAGCAAAAAATCTGGAAGCAAACTCAGTTGAATCCTTAGACTTAACAATAAATTGCAATTCGTCGTTTGTTTTATCGAGCTGCACCCTGATTACTTTATGTTTCATCTTATCTCCTTGCTGATGTTAGTGGGGTTAACCCTTATTTTTCTCATCCAGGTATCTGAAGCTAGCGTACTTCAGCATTTCTTTTACATTATGAGCAACCCAGCCTGATACCTTTTGATTTACTAGCTTTTTTATTTCCTCGTCGCCCCTTTCTCTTATAGCATCATCAACCCTACCTTTGAATTCGGAAGATTTTAGCAGCTCATTAGTTCTCTGCTCTATGACGCCGTAAGCGATACTTTTAATCTTTTCCGCCAAGTTATTAGTTCTACTATCTCTTATGCTGCCATGCGCGAGCTTTTCTATCTCTTTTTTAGCAATTTTTAATATATCTTCTTCGTTTATTTCAAATTCAAATTTCATATCATCACCTATGTGCTTTAGCTGTTGGGGTTACTTGTTTGCCAAATCGTCTACGTTCTGCGGCATCTAAAAACATTTGAACGATTTCTCTATCGCTTTCACTGTTAACCACAAGCAATAAATCCAGGCCTTTGCCTGTGATTCTTATTGTAGGGCCTTTTTCTGGTGGGCCCATTAGCTTCTCGTTACTCATCCTATTTATTCCTTAGCTTTCAACGTTTTACGATTTTATTACAGTTATTACAACGGCATGCGCCTTGTCCGGGCACTTTCAAATCTTCGTCCGCGCTATCATGGCTTAGATCATTTCCCCAGCCTTTACGCTGTATCCATTTCCTAATTTCAATATATCTATACCCGTCTTCTGTATCGCCGCAATGAGGGCATTCTGTAATATCATCGCTTAGCATCACTTACTCTCCTTTTAACTCTTTGATGTAATCCAAAACAGAATCAACTGTAATCAAAGGATAGCTTCCCATTTTATTTTCACGGCTGATATTAAATTTCTTTAGCATTTCCTCAATAGAATCAGCCTTTTCGTCTCTTAGAGCTTGTTTTAAATCCTCTTTCATTTCTTTAACCAATTCTTCATTTGAAGGCTCTGCATTTTTTTTGTTTATCTCGCAATAAAAGCATCCATCTTTTTCCCAATACTTTTCCTCATGCACCTCGCAAAAACTGTCTCCACTCACTTAGCTACCCTCCATTAGTGGTGCTGGTAGTGGTTGCCAGTGAGTTACATATTCAGGTTCAATATCAGCGCCTTCTATAATCCAAAGTTGCAATCCATCCTCATCTGATTGATCCAGCCATGCCTCGTTAACCACTTGACCACCTTGGGGCGCGTTTCTACAAATAAGATACGCTCCAAAGCCATCTTCAGGCAATCTATCCTCTACGCTTATCCATCCATCTAACTTAGGTTCTTTGGGTGATGGCTTAGTGCTTAAATATCTTTTAATCTGATCTGCATATCCAGACAACCATTTAGCTACTTGGGAGCTTTCAATTAATCCTTTCGGGTTGTTTCTAAGAATTACCTCTGAATCATTAACCATACTATCGGCCACCATTCTGAGCATCTTAATATCAACGCATTCCAGGTCACTTACTTGGGCTTGCAATTGCTTTAACGCTTTAGCCATTGACCTTTCTCTACGGGTATTAGCATCGTTCTCACCTTGCCATATCAGTCTTTCAATATCTTTAGGCTCTATCTCACTCATTATCATTTACCCCTATTTACTCGCTAATCAATCCTGATTCGATGACTGGCCGAATGACTTGAACTAATCTGTATCATTGTGCAAATTTCCATTCTGCCTACATCAAAACCCACACCATAATAGGCAGAGAGTGCATCCAGCATACGTTCTAGTTTTTCAACTTTTGACGTTAGTGGGTTAATTTCTGGTTTAACAGGTTCCGCAATACGGGTATATTCTCCCTCCACATTAGCGGCAGAGGTTATGTCCTTTGCAATGGACTCAATCTTCTCAGTAGTAAATACAAACCCATGGTTGCTTAATATTTCTGATATTGTTTCTTTCCAGTAATCACTCATCATTTAACCTCACATTGCTCTATATAATTGAAAAGTAAAGATATGTCACACCACCACTTGATGAATTCGATTTTTCTCGTTTTAAATAACCTTTCTTCCAAGCATTGATTAAAACTGTACTAGCGGTATTACCTTTAACTTTAAGCTCTTTTGCGACTACAAGACTACTTACCCATCCTTCTCTGCACATTTTAATTACTTCTATTTCACGATTGGTCGGCATATATTTTTTTACTCTGTCCCGGTCATCGACTAGCATTTTCATTAAGTATTTAAGATTCATCTTCTATGCCTCTACTGGTGTTTTAGTTGGTTGCCATTCGCATTCATCCCATGAGCAGGTATCGTCTTTTGGGGGTAGTTTTTTGAGGTATTCAGGACGGACTACTGTTTCTTTACCATTATTTTCAAGAACTCTATAACGCAGTCCCTCTCCATGCTGCCCTGTTGATATGGAATAAAACTCTGTATGCTTTAATCCTCCAATAATTTCAACTTCATTTCCGTTCTCTTGGTATTGATTAACAAGATTACAAAGTATCGCTATCTCACCTACTTTATAATCACTCATCATATCCACCTTTAGCTAGTACTACCTGACATATGTCGTTTAGGTCGTTTTTAATCTTCAGCCTACTAGCGGTTAAGTCTTCTATTCTTCTTTTATACTCTGACTCTTTGCCATCAAGACTATCAATTATAGATTGGAACTTAATCATATAATCAACATTAGGGCTCTCATCATACACAAACTCAAGCCTGTCTCTTATCCATTTTAAATGTTCAATATCGCTCATTCTCTACCCCCTAGCTTCTTTACTATCTTCATGCGTGGGCTGTAAATTACCCCTTCCTGTACGATATAGTCTTTATCTAGCCAATTAGATAAGCTTGTGTTTGATATACCGTGAAGCTTGGCAAAGTCTTTTTTGAGGATCTTCTCTTTGGCTATGTGTTCAGCTAACGTCATTTTAAAAATCCTAATAGTTCATTTGGCGTTATATCGTAAAGATTACATACAGAAACAAAATCCTTAAGATGCGGGCAAGACGTTCCTTTTTCCCAATTTACTATCACCGTATAACCGCCCTTATTCAACAACTCGGCCGCCTCTCCTTGAGTTAGATTTTTATTCTTTCTAGCTTTTTTTAAACAAAGCCCAAACTCACTACGATTTTCAAACATTTGTGTTACTAATACTTGTTTTTTATTAAATATACTCATTATCTCCCTCTTTAATTATTAAAGTTCAAACAAATCAATTATATACGATGCGGAATCATTGGGTTCTATATAGCATTCTATTTCTTTAACTTCGCTATCAGTTAACCCGCGATTTAACAAATGCTCTATTTCGTGCTGTAAGATTAAAGTAAACATAATATTTCCCCTTGGTTAGTTAGATGCAGTGCTAGATACTCAAGCTGCTAGCTAGTATAGATAAGCGAGTAATTGCCTTATATGGATCTACACCGCCTAACACCACAAGACCTATATTAAACTAAGGATTGGATTATTGCAAGCGGGATTTATATTATTTAACGTATTTCTTTGCTTGAGCCTTAGCCCATTTGATTGCGCCGTATGTGATTACTGCTACAGCTGCTACTTGTGCCAATTCGGCGAAGGGGAGTATATGGTAGAAATTTGACCAGTAGGGGTCAAACCAATAATCAGTCGTAGTCGAGGCTATAGCCGTGCCTGCTGCTGTTCCTTGCACTGGCATGCTGTCAATATTCATTAGAAATTAGCATCGGGCGACATAATTAGCCTTTTTGATTAGAAATGGTATACTCAATCCATGATATTACATATGCAGCTAGAAAACAATGAACACAGAATCTCTAATCTCAGATATAGAGCAGAATAAAGTACTATCCCTCCCTAAGCTTAAACACTTAGCGGCTTCTTATACGCTTCAGAAAGATAAAATTTGCGGGCTTCAAAATAAGCTTGATCTGCTTGCCCTTGCTATGAAGGCGAATGCCAGTCCTAAAACCTTGGCTGAGATGGCGGTTAAGCTTTAAACCTCTTATTGTAAATATCTATCAAGGCCCGTTTACCATCCTTGTATTGTATCACATGGGTGTTGCTCCAAGAGCTTAATCCTCTTGCATATTCTAGTCTATCGGTTGAAACACCGACCTGATAAACCCCCTGAAATATCCTAGCAGAATGGGTGTGTCCTATCGTCATCTTGTCCGGGGTCTTGGCTAGGTTCCTAGCGCTTCCCCTACTGCCGTCTGTGCCTACATCTCCATGTTGGGCATGATCTACGTCATGTATATAAAACGGTTCGTTACGGCTTAGGAATTCGCTCTTACAGCTTAGTTTGTCTTTACAGTATAAGTAAAAAGGGTCGTAATCTGAGTCAGCTAAGGCAGCTAATCGCATTGCTAACTGCATTTCAGATATAAATATGCTGTTCGTGTGGTCTTTGTTAGCGTCGGCTTTGTCTAAGAATTGTTTTAAATGGTCGTGGTGGTTGCTTGGGACTATCAAAGTCGTTGCATAATCAGGGGTGGTTCTGTTAATAAACTCTACTACCTCATCTAGTTCTTTTCTGTAATCGTTATCGCCTGAATGATACTTGATAAATTGACGCATAGGGTCTTTTAAATGGTGGTGGCTTCCAGCGTACCCGTCTAAAACGTCGTGCCTAACAATATACTTAGGCTTAAGCAGGTCGCATATCCCGCCTTTTCCGTATGTGGTCTTTTCTACGGTATTAAACTTTATATGCTCGTCTCCAGGGGTCAATACTTCGACCTTATGGCCGTTTGTCGCGCTACTTGGGGTGAAGTGCAGGTCTAAATCATAGAACCCGCCGTTATCATCTGCCGATAGCTGGCGCGTAAAGGTAAAATCTTTATGCTTTTCAAGAATTAGAGCAGAGTTGCAGTGGTGGTGCTTACCTTTTTCACCTGCATCACTCACCGTGTAGTTTGGTAAAGTAACTGATCCTGTGGTTAACATGAGTTTGGGGAACTGTTCGCCAGGGGTTGCTATAGGATCTCTACATAATTGAGGGTGGCCAAAAATTAACCAATCAGACCCGCCGTGACTTTGCTTGCCGCTTAATGGATTTACTGCTGTCGGTTGAATTCTTACATCTGACTTGATTTTAATATTATTAAACTGAATTTCGCCCTTTACCAGATAGGGCTTAATTGATTCGTCAAACTCCTTGCTGTGACCCTTTGCCCATAACGTCACATTTCTATAGTGGCTTGGGATAATAGCTATCTCACAGTCATAGTGTTTAGCTGCCTGTTTAAGTGATTTAAGGAATTTATAGTCAACTTCTGAGTTGTTTTGGGCTGATGTGATTATTAGCCGTTTACCCTTAGCGCATTTCTTAGCGTGTTTTTCAGCCTCATCTGGATCAAATCCCAGTGTTTCATTATAGGATTTTATGGACTCGTCTTTGTTTATCTTTAGTACACAAGCCCCGCATTCAGTACATAGCCAGTCGCGAGTATGTGAGCGCATAAACGCGCCGCATTCATGGCAATCAGGACGCGGTATCTCGTCGTTAATTATTACACCTTTACGTCCCCTACCAGACCCGCCAGGGCTGTTTATCTTTTTCATAATGAACCCTACACACTATGAATATAACATAAGTATATGATTTGGGCTATTCGTCAAACTCGTACTGCTCGCGGTATTTCGTGTAGGTGTCTAAAAGTGCTAAAACTTGCATCCCAAGCTGATGCGGAATGTTTTCATCCTCATTAGTGGTTAGAGTGTGGATGTGTCCTTCTTCAGTGGTGTATGTAGCATATATATCTTGAGGGCTCTCTTCCAATATTGTAGCAAAAAATTCTATTAGCATTTCCTTATGCTCTATGTCTTTCTTACCCCTAATATCCTGAACTTGGGCTAGCTGGCTAAGCCTGGACACCTGATTTGTTAACTTGTCGATCTGCTCCTTTTGATCTTTTAGCTTTTGTTTTTGCGTTTTAGCCATCAGTGCACAACCGCGCCATATTCAAAAAGTATCCCTAGTTCATCCATTTCCTTCTTACATGATGCCATAACGAAGGCGTGTAGTGCTTCCTCCATCTTTTCCTGTAATTCAATTAAATCAACTTCAGGATCGTTAAGCTGCTTTATCAGATATTCCAAATCATAAAAACTGGTAAAGGTCATCCCTCTGTCCTTAAAAAAATGGCCTCAAGTACTCAGATCATCAAGGGGGCGAGACTCTCTTTTCCTGTATTGGCCGTAATCGTGTATCGAATCATATTATTCTTATCAAGCCAATTATACCACGTTTAAATTTATTTAAAGCTTGCTTATTGTAAAGGTGTGTGTACAATGGTGTGTATTAACTAATTAAGGGGAACAGTATGTTAAGTCAAAGAGAAATTCAGATGGTAAAAGATGCAGATGTTCATTTGCGTATTAAATACCGTATGCATAAGTGGTACCACGGTAAGAATTATAATTTCCTTCACTTGCCGAGATCGAATAGAGCTAAATCATTAGCCGTTAAATGGGAAATGTGTGCAGTATGACTAAACGCAAGCAAGAACTAGCACCTCACAGCCGTAAACGCCGTACAAACGTGAATCTGTCTGAAAAGCTGCTAGAAGACACTAAATATATAAACCGCTCAGAAGCCTTAGAAGACGCTTATTGGCTAATGAAAGCAGATATTGAGAAAAGGGGAAAGTGATGCGACAAATTAAGTTTAGAGCTTGGGATACAAGCAGAGAAAGAATGTATTTAGAGCCTGAAATGCATAGTGGTGATATTCATGGAGATATGGACGGGTTTGTTAATGTTAATTCTATGTTCCCAAAAGAAAACCATTTACTTTATATGCAGTTCACCGGGCTGAAGGATAAGAATGGTAAGGATATTTATGAGGGTGATATTTATCATCAAGGAGATGAGAATATAAAATACGTAGTTATATTTAATGATTGCGGTTTTGTTGGAAGGCAAGCAAGAAATAAGAGTTTAGCGGGGTTAACATATTTTAACGATGATATTGAAGTAATAGGAAACATATACGAAAACCCTGAGCTACTAGAAGCACTGGACGACAAATGAGTAAGCGCGGATTAATCTCAAAGTACAAACTGCTCTTAGAGGATCACACTAAGAAACATATGGCACTGGCAAAGGTTTTAGTTAGTGACTTAGATAACGGTTTTCAGAAGTCTGCAACCTATACTAGATGTAGGATAGAGGGTCAGGATGATTGTATTGAAGTGTTAGATTTAATAATTAAAGATTTGGGGGAATTGTAATGGACATTAAGAAAATAGCAGAGAGCTTGGGGTTAGAAGGGGTTATTCATTTGCGAGATAATTTTTTGATGTTAGATGAATCTATGCGTAAATTCGACCCGGTAAACAACTGGAGTGATACCGGCTTAGTGCTTGAGGCTTTGGTTAAAAGTGATTGCGCTGGTGTAACTATTGACGATTGGTTGACGGAAACTGATAGATTCAGATGTACTGTTGATGGGCATGATGATAAATATTTGGCAGATGAAATGGCAGACACCATACAAGAAGCAATCTGTAAGGCTTATATTAACACATTGGGGGAAGGATAATGCTAAAAGAATTAACCGATTGGGATTTTCCAGATGTAATACAAATACCAGATGGTTACAATATGAGAGGTGTCCCCGAGACAACCAGAAGGAATTTCGAAATATTAGTAGTTGAACATAATAAAGTAGTGGCTGCTATTAATGTAATTAACGAAAAATTAGGGATAAAAGATGAAAATCGAGATAACAGCAACTAACTGGACAAGCGCTATGAATCAATTAAGAGAGATGGGGCTTACCGTTTATACAAGTTGTAGGCCTGGAAAGGGTGTTTATTACTTTAAAGTGGGGGTTTGAGATGACTTACGATAATTTATGTTTAGGGTGTATTGTAATTATATTATCAATTTCTGTAAGTTTAGTAACGCATTCATTTGTTATAGGTGCCTGTAATGAGAAGGGTTATTATGAATTCATATCGGATCAAGTCATCAAGTGCAAGGTTATAGATAAGAGTGATTTGATTCAGAGGTCGTTATGAGTACTTTATTTATTTTTTGTTTTGCAGTTGGTGGCTTTATTCTTGATTACTATTTTGGGTTTTCATCACCCGCGCTCTTTGCTTTATACGGGTTCGCCTGGGGTACTTTTATCGCTGGTTTTAAAGGTTAAGTATAACATACATTAGATAAGGAGCGGTTATGGAATTAATACATTATGGTGCTTCGGAATATGATCCTGAGTTGTTTACGCCAATATCAGATATACATTACTACAAAAAGCCTAATGGTGGGTTATGGACTAGCCCCGTTGGTTCCGAATACGGATGGAAAGAATGGGCTGACGATAATAAATGGGGCGATACAGATAGTAATTTTACCATAAAATTCAAAGGAAATGTATTTAAAATAGATAGTTACGAGGATATGTTGCTGTTGCCTTGGGTTGATAACCATGGTGTTTTATTCGAAGCGCTAATTGCTTGCGGATATGATGCAGTTCATCTAACAGTGAAAGGCGAGAAAGAGACTCGGTATTCCGATCCTAAAGGATTATATGGATGGGATTGTGAAAGCGTATTAATTCTCAACAAAGAATGTATAACAGACAAGCTTGCAAATGATAAGGAGGGTGCTGTATAATGATCGCAGGCGTGTGGTAGCGCTTTAGAAGAGTTAACAGTGAGGGTTATGTAATAAACGAGTTTTAGCAGGTAAGGTAAAATACTACCAAGTCTGTTAACTCACCCCAACTGTTAGGGCTTGTTTATTAGATAGCCCTTTTTTGTGGATGATAGATAGAGAAATAACATACACAAGCAATATTGTGTAATCTAAATCAGACACAAACCCTTCTTAAAGTCCTTCCATAGTAGTCTAGATAGTAAGTGGTGTTAGTAGCTCAGTGTAAATGTCCTTTTAATTGGACGCCCGGTAGGGTTGGTAGAGCGGCGGCGACAGCTAGCTGGTCATAGGTTCGAATCCTGTCTAGCATCACTTCTTATCTAGATTACATAGTCTGTATTAAAGAGAGCAAGCAGCAAAACTTATAGAGCGCTGCGCAGCATAGCCTGGAGAGAGTTAACGCTCAAACGGCAAATGATTGATGGGTAGGAGTGGTTCAATTCCACTTACAATCACTATAAGGCTTGCTCTCTTTAATGCAGATTATCACGCCTCGTTAACGGTTATACATCCGGCAAACGTTAATTGCGTGTAGAAAATCCAAGCAATGTCTTACCCCTGACAACTTGGTCACATTTTGGCTCTATTAAATTGGAGACCTGACTTCTAATGATTGGCTGGTAACAGGCTGTTAGAAGTTCTCGAAAGAGAGGCGTGGTTAGTTACCAGTTAAGACCTTGTAAGCATATAGTTTACCAAGGCGTGGTAATGGGGTTATTGTGTCTTAAATATGAGTTGGAGTTGTTTGTCTTGAATATCTCAACAATAAACAAAAGCATGAGGGTAAAGTGATGAGTGATGAAGATAAAGCAGCGAAAGAATGGAAGAAATACCACAAAGCCATAAAGAAGATGAATTTAGATAATATTCCACATGACGCTTGGCACCAGGAGGGCCATATAGGATATATGTATGATAGTTTTTTTGTAGGGTTCTATGTAGCAAGGGATATTTTTAAACAGGAGAAAGAAGATGAAGGGTAAAGGTAAAGAAAAAATACAGCTTAGGATATGTGAGCATCTATACAACACCCAAGAAGCTGTTGGGGTCAAGCCGGTTCAGGGCTTATTCAATTACCGTTGTTTTGAAAATGCGGTTCAATATGCAACTACACATAAGGATGTTGAAGTAATTATGGGTATTATTGTTAATCAGGGCAAATGGCCTACCTTGCACTTTTGGAACAAGAAAGGTAAGCAGCATTTAGAAACGAGTATTGGGTACAGATATTCGGAATACACCTATTATCCTTTAAAAACTGTTGCTGAGAATGATTACAGCTCGATTGGTAACATATTTGATGAGGCTGTAGATTATTGGTGGCAAACATACACAAAATGGTGGCAACGGCCATTTATTGAAGATGGAAGGATAGTTTAACTGAGCAACCGATAAAAGCATGAGGTGAGATTATGAGTGATAAAATAAAAGAACTTCCAGAAAACTGTACTCAAATAACTACGATACAAGACTTTGTAGAGTGGGCTATAACACGCAAGAATGATTTTTGGTTCTTCTATAGTGACGATGAATATAGGGATTACCAGACGTTTAAGTATAAAGACTATGCTGACTTTATAGCCCCAACACTGGAAGATGTGTTAAGTGACATTGAAGGAATGAGGCTGTTCAGAACTTGAGTAATAAAACAATAGCATGGGTGTCATGCTACAAGAGGAGAGATGAGGATGAGTGAAAGTAAACTAGAAGAAATATTAATGTTGTTGGCCATAAACTGTGCTTTTATGGCTTATCTTTGCGAGTTTAAAACATTGGCAACTGTTCTTGCTATAAAGGCATTTTTTGATTTCTTAGCTGTGATTTATTACGCCGTTAAAGAAATAAAATCAGAGCAAAAGGAGAAACCATGAACTATCACGCAACATTCGGATCAGCCGGCGTAGAGAAGATTGGCGACCGGCTAGTAAGGAAAAAGAACCTGGTTAGGAGTAGCGAGGATATAGCTAAACAAACGGCGGATTTCTTAGCTAATAACGGTAAGGTGCAATACATTAAACAGGGAGTTTCGGGCATAAAATCACCGGTTAAATTTCTGTAAGTTATTCAATTATAACACAAATATGCTATAATGGTGCATGAAAATAGAGGGGAAAGATGAGCGAACTGACTGTTGAGCTGATAAAGCGTAGAAACAACAAGCCGACAAGATTTGAGCTTAAAGGTAAGAAAATATTGCGTTGTCCGTTTTGTGCAGATGACCAAATTGCTTTAGTCCAAGATGATTGGATGTATTGGTGTTGCTGTACTCTTTGTGGAACAGAAGGGCCTGTGAGGGATAGTAGAGTAAATGCTGTAAGTGTTTGGCAGAAAAGACCTTTAAATAATTAGAGTGAAACGAGTTTGTTTAGATAGTGGTGTTAGGTTAGGCCGTCTATGTTCGAGGACTAGCGGCAGATTAATCTGATATTAAATGGTACAGGCAGGTGGGAATAAGCCACTAGGTAAAAACATTAGCCTGAGTAAAAGCACGGTGTGCGCCAGCCTAGCATCACTTTCTAAGCAAATGGGAGAGAAAATGGACAACAATAGATTCCCAGATAGGGGAAACCCAGAACAGTCTGAGCTAGCCAATAGAATTGAGAAGTTGTTAGACGAATATCCCGAAATGTCGGTAGCTACTATGGCAGGAATATTACAATACATTGCCACAGATTTAATAATGAGAGATTTGGGGAAGGGATAATATGAACGAAGAACAAGCATGCATACAAAAGCTGTCCACTGCACTAAGAAACCTAACAGAAAGGGTGGAAGTTTTAGAGAATAAGAAGAAGCGGACAAGGCCTGTACCTAAACCCGATTGGAAACCTAGAGAATTTGATATATTTTGGATGGCATATCCTAAAAAAGTAGGCAAAGCTGAAGCCGTAAAGGCATGGAATAAACTAAGGCTCGGTAATGATATTTTGCTTCATATACATGGGCATATTAACTTGGCTTATGTCATCTCTCATGTCGAAAAACAATACATCCCAAACCCTGCTACCTACCTAAACCAAGCTCGCTGGAATGATGAGATAATTGATATTAAGGCTAAACTACTTAAACTTCCTAAAATAGATGAATTACTATGGCAGTTTGCTACAGATAACAAGCTACAAGATCCAGGTTCACATGACGATTACTTCGTTTATAGGCGTAAACTGTTAGCTGAGATAGAGGAAAAAGGGTTGAAGGCGTGAGCGAATGGCTAGCCAATTTTATCAAAGGTAAGACCAAATTCACTAAGTTCCATTGCGAAACGTGTAAGAGTTGGTTTGCATCTAACCCCAGGTATTTTTATCAAAATCACCCTACGTACATACACCAAGGTAACCCCGCATATGTCCGTGAAGGTAACAAACGCTATGTATATTGTGAAAATTGCAGCAAAGACTAATAGAACCCTTCAAACTCTAATTTATCCTCAAAAGTACAGCGTTCACCCTGCATTCTGGCTAGCTCATCTCTAAAATGACCCGCTATCATTCCTTTACCTTTGGTTTGTCGGTACATCTTAGCTAATCCGGTATCCCTTTTCCGCTCAAGTAGAAGCTCATAGGCGCCTTCTCCCATCTTTTCAAGCCAGTACTTAGTGAAATCATGGGGTGAGCCTTCCATTTTGGCGTGACAGCCGTAGCAGTGGGCTTCAGCGTTATCTTTGTCGAACCTAACCGACCAGTGGGCTCTACCGTGAAAGTGGCTACAATGGAGCCCTGTGTCCTGTGCTGTGAAGGTTGAACCACAGAGTTGACAAGTATAGTTATCACGCTCACGGATACATTTAGAAAAGGCTATATCAGCGGGGGTTCGTTTAATCATATAACTTTCATCACCATTAAGGCCAAAATAAAAACGCACATAACCAATACAGGGATTATTATACCCGCTATGAATGAACCAATTAGGCGATGTTTTTCTAGTGTTTTAAGGGCTAGAAGTTGTTTGATGTAGTTCATTATACTAATTGCATCTCCGCTTTCTTAAGGCTCTGCTGGGTCTGTCTTAAGCTGGCTAATGTTCTCGCCGCTTCATATTGCACCTTAGCTAGATTGGCCTCGCCTCTTGTATGTCTCAATTGTTCACAATGATCCATATATTCCTTAGAAGCAAGGGCTTCTGTCTCTTTGGCAGCATCGCTAGACAGGTGGGTATATTTTAGCTTACATTGGGATAAAGTGCTCTTTTTAGTGTCTTCTAGGAGCTTACAAGCAGCGTCAAGGTCAGCCCATTTAGTACCTGTGTCGATTATTTTAGTATAAGCTTTAGTTGCCCAGTCATTCATGTTGGAAATCCCCTCATTGCTATTTTACGTGTTTCTATCGCTTTCATGATTTCTATTTTCTTCTCATCGCTGTACGTGAGCCAAGCGTCAATATCCTCTTTCTTGCGAAAACACCCCTGGCAAACAGAATCACCTCTAGCCGTGGTACAAACATTAGGGCCGTTGCCTCTACAGGGGTTAAGTCTCCGGTCTATTTCAAGGCTCATTGTATACTCTCTTAAATTCAATTACCCATACCCAAGGGTTCAAATCCCATGAGCCGGCGCCGTTTATTGATTCCCAAAGATAAGCAAATGCTAATCTGTGTGTCCAAGGGAAAGGTTCTTTGCACCAATCAGGGCGCCCTAAAGTAACACCTTCAGCTTTCGCGTTAACATCACTAATATCATTCAAGCGCTCTACTCGAATATCTGTTATTTCTAGCTGGATGCGGGAATCTTCACGGAACATATGGATCGAAGGACGCCACCTATCCTCGCGCTCTGAGTAGTCTAGGGGCCGTTGTTTAATATTCCCATCAGTAGCCTTATAAAAAATATCATGGTTGTGGATGCTATTTGATTTAGCCCAGGTCTCCCTAACCCAAAGCTGGTCTCCTACTTTTCCGTATGGGCATTTAATATTTTCTTTTATAAATTTTGTTACTTCGTTTGGTTCTCTCAAGTTATCAATGCAAGTCTCGTGATCTCCTATAACGCACACATTTCCTTCGGCAGAGTAAGGTTGCTCTTTAACAATCCGCCTTGTCTGAGTTTTCCTACCCTCAAGAATGGCGTTCACCATATCGGCTTTAAATAAAATTGGCCGCTCTTTCATTACTTTCCCCTTATCTATCAGTGGTTTGTGTCTTCGTCTTTCCCGTCCTCAAGTTTCTGAAATAGTGATAAATTGCCTTCCTTGTCTTTGATTATAAACCGATTACCCCTGTACAAAATCCAATAGTTTGCTTTAAACAGGTTATCAAGCACTCTATTAAAAAACTGGAGCCTGGATTCGTTCTTTTTCTTATTTTTGTCGCAAAATTCTTCTACCGTATCAACATCACATTTGGGCATTATTATCTCCTAGTAGTCTTTATTGTAATATGGTTTGACTATAGAGTAAAGAATGTATAAGGTAATCCTATACGAGATTACAGTAAAACCAGGACAAGTGATGATTGATACTAGCTTTAAAAATATTATAGATTTATTTGATACCTTTAACGGGGATGAAGCGTGTATAGAATACCTTGAAGGTATGATGTGGGAAGATGGTGTAGTCTCGCCTTTCTATGAAGAATCTACGGTATATGAGTGCAAGCCTGTCCTTATTAAGTGTAAAACCACTAAGAAAGAATTCAGTTTAAAGCGTTATCACTGCAAGGCAAGCGGAAAGTATTTTAATGTTAAAACCGGGACTGTATTCGAGGGTACCAAATTACCGTTAAGAAAGTTCTTCGGGATAATCTGGTTAATGATGGTTAAAAAGAATATCTCAGGGCAGGCTGTAGCTGACCAGCTAGGTATAATGGAGTGCACGGCTTGGTTAAACATGAAAAAAATACAAAACTGTCTGGCTTCTGAAAATGATAGTAAGTTAAGAGGGACAATAGAAGTTGATGAAACTTACGTTGGTGGCCTGGAACATAATAAACATAATAAGAAGAGGCTTAAAAAAACTGGAGGACGTAGCTTAGTAGGTAAGGAGGCAGTTTTCGGGGCAGTGCAGAGGGCCCAGGAGAGAAGACCGGCAAGAGTTAATTTAAAACACATCCCAAACGTAACCCGCGCAACTTTAACGCATCATATATTTCGATGGGTACACCGTTTTAGCTATATTTATTCAGATGACTATTCTGCGTATCGTGATCTGAAGTACTTTGATTATGTCCACTACACTGTAAACCACAGTTGGCGCCAGTATGTTGATGGAAGATGCCACACCAATACGATAGAGGGCATTTGGTCTTTGTTTAAACGCAACATTGTGGGCATACATCATCATGTTTCACCTAAATACTTGCAATTGTATCTAAATTGGTTTGTATTTAAATTCAACACGAAAGACTGTACTATTAGACAGAGGTTTGATTTAGTACTTAAAAATATGTCACACAAAATAACTTACACGGAGCTTGTTCATGACTGGTAAAACCAAAACAAAACACAACACGCATAGAGACGACAAGAAAAGCGACTTTGATAAGGAAGTAAAAAAGATTCTAAAAGGTAGAAAGAAGAAAGTGGTTAGGAAGAAACCGAAGTCAAAGAAACGTTAGTCGCTAGCCCAAAGAGTAGCCCATATTAGAAACAATGCTAAGGTTAAATATTCCATAATATAAACCGCTTCAAAGCTCCGATAAGACTAGATCCATCTCAGGATCACCGAAGTAATAAAACTTAGTTATTGTCCGAGTCTTAATGTTCGTTAGGGTTAAAACACTCTCACGTTTAACATAAGTCCCTATCGATTTACCGTTGCTAACATAGACCCCGAAGGATTGAGTCCCTATAAATTGATGCTGGCCTTTGCTTAAATCAAGTATCTGATCTAGGGCAAACCATTTGCTGGATAAAGGCACTTGCAGCTTGTCATTACCGCAACCACTGACAACTAAGATTAAAAACAAAACAATCATTTTTTTCATAGCGCTTACCTTTTACCCTCTAGTAAACATAAATATACCATATATGCGCTTGAATAATACCTATATCTCATATATGCCTGTTTAAAACTCCACAAATGTCACAAAATATACCTTAGATGGAATGGAAAAAAACATGATATGAACTAACATTTCTCTAATGAAATTGGATTACAGGAGGAACTTTGGACAGATGTTGTTAATTTACCGGGAATACCATAATTACGGCCAAAAGGAGTTTGCCCGAAAGATTGGGATGCACCCTACATATTACGGGAAGGTTGAGAGGGGTGAGAGTAGTATCAGCCTGGACAAGCAACAAAACATTGCCGAGGCCTTGAATATTCCTATATCAAAACTCTTTAAGATGGCCGAGGGAGTCGAATAATTATTTACATGCTTGTAAATACTTGTAATAATCCGCCCCGTGATTAAGGGGTTTTATGCTATAATGGGGAATAGGAACAAATGGCTCACACTATGAAAATTCAAATATTATACAAAACTATTGAGCATTATCATGTGTTTACAAGCCCTGACCTTCAAGGGCTATATGTCGCACATCCTGACTTAAAAGAGGCATTTAATGAAGTGGCACCTTGCATCCAAGTACTTATTATGCATTTATTTAAGAAGCCTATTCACTCTATAACTGTTACTTCAGACATGTCATTTTCAGAGTTTAAGCAATCCCTGGAATATATTGATAACCCTCCCGAAGAGAATTTCACCGTTAAATTAGCTGCCTAAACCTATTCTAAGGAGTCTTTGATGGCGATGAAACGCTACAAGATTTTAGTGCCTGAATTTATTGCTATACTTGAGCAAAATGGGTTTGAGAAACTGGATGATGAAGATTACCCAACCCAATACACAGCATTTATAAAGACCCCTGGCGGCAATGTGATCGCTCTCCCTATGCCTGATGATATTGGCTATATCCTGGAAGCATTACTTATTGATGTTATCGCTACACATGGATTGCCCTCCATTCCCAGAACATTACTATTAGAAGAGTAATTCTTGCACAATCTCAAACCTATACTAGTCTAGAACTATCGCCCTTCCTAGCGGAGCCCCTTCCGGGGCTTTTTAATATGACATCACTGTAATCTCATATATAATTACCAAAAAGAATGCTTGACCTATTTTTACTGTCTGGTAAAATAAGAGCTACAAAGAGGGGCAACATGGAATTCGAATTCACACAGAACAACCAAGAAGACGTTACTTTATATTATGATAACGATGATCTTGATTTGCAGGGTGATCTTTACTTTACTAAACTTATTGCTGATGTTGGTATAGGTGAGGCTATCGAGATAATAGCCGGTGACTTTTGGGCGGAAGCAGAAACCAACGCAGCAAGCCTGTTATTAGGTGCTGATAATCCATACTTTACCAACCTGTTAAGAGACCATGACAAGGTGATTGAGATGGCAGAGAATGCAGCAATCGAAACATTTAAGGGGATATGATGAACATTGACGACGGTGCTTTATATTGGGCTTGCGACTTAATAACTATTTTAATCATGGCTGTACTTAATCCGGCTTTATTGTGTGAGATTACAGAAGGCCATGTACTAGCTTTTAAATCAGAGGTGAGGGGGTAATATGTCGTTATTAGAGAAATTAGGAAAGGTGCAAACTGCACTCAAAGCACCTAAAAATCAAAAGAATAGTTTCGGTAATTATCAATATCGGAGTTGTGAGGATATTCTTGAAGCTGTCAAACCCTTACTAGCTGCGCATGAGTTGACTCTAACAATAGGAGACTCTATTGAGCTGATAGGCGATAGGTATTATGTCAAGGCAACAGCAGCGGTTCATGAGGGAACAGATTGTGTGAACGGTATAGGTATTAATGCCTACGCTAGGGAGTGTGAGACAAAAAAAGGAATGGACGATGCACAGCTAACAGGATCATGCAGCTCATACGCTAGGAAGTACGCCCTTAACGGCCTATTCCTGATTGATGATACTAAGGACGCTGATTCAATGGATAACAGTAAGCCTGATTATACGCCAGAACAAAAGGTATGTTTTGATTCATTCTTTAGAAATGCACAGTCTTTCGAGTTTTATTGCCTTAGCAAAATGGTAGGCGAAGAGATTTACACGGCGCTCTATAATTCATTTCCTTCAGACGGCAAGATAGGGAAAAACAAAGCACAATGTAATGATTTGACAAAACAAGGGGATGTTATTGCAACCGATATAGCTGATAGAGTAACTGAGCTAGTTGAAAATGATGACCCTTCATATTGTGAAGACTTAGACAACATGACCGACTACGAGAAAAAAGTTGTAGCTAGCCGAATGAGCAAAGAAACACTAGAGAAGATTAAACAAATGAAAGAGGCAAGCAAATGAGCGATAAAATATATCTAGCAAGCATTAAAGAAAAGGTTTTCCCTGATGGCGGTACTACTCTAATAGTAGGGCTTGGGCCAAAGGATTTTGAAATACTAGCCCAAAACAAAAACAAAGCCGGATGGGTTAACCTGAAAATCACTAGGCGCAAAGAAGAAAGCCAGTACGGGCAGACGCATAGCATGGTGATAGACGATTGGACACCTGATACCACGCAAGCCCGTCAAGGCGTCCAGGAAGCCCCGCAACAACAATCTCAAGGAATGCCAGAGGAAGACTTGCCTTTTTGATCTAAGCCTCCAAGCCACTGTAGTATGGGCCTTCGGGCCCTTTGTGGGTGAAACCATTTAACTTAGGGGAAATATTATGAAGAAAGTAGTAATTAACGCATGTTTTGGGGGGTTTGGTTTAAGCGACAAAGCCGAGGACTTATACGCAGATAGATCGGGTTTCCAGATATTTAGATATACTCAAACGAAATATAAACATAGCGACGGCGAAGAGCTTTATGAAAAAGTTGAAGCAGAAAGCGGTAATTTGATGACGTGGTGTTTTAAAAAAGACTACGGCGATAGTTTCTCGAAATTCCCAGAAAGAGATGATAGTGGATATTGGTATAGCCGTGATATTGAACGAGAAGATCCGCTGCTTGTAAGTATTGTTGAAGAGTTAGGAGCTGAGTCAGGCGGTGATTGTGCAAGTTTAAAAGTAGTAGAGATTCCGGACGATGTAGAATGGGAAGTATCTGAATACGATGGAAACGAACATATAGCCCAAGTACATGAAACATGGGACTAACATGCAATACACGCTACCACCTGTCTCTTATACACATCTGACGCTGCCGACGAAGAGGATAG